GCAGAAGAAGGCATACGATAGTATGCACAAAGACTTCTTGGCATTTATCCAAACTGAAGGCGAGTCTAAAGCGGCGGTTGCCAATATCGCCCTTACTAAAGGCTTAAGACTTATCCAAATTGCATCCGGATTCGTTACTCTTGACGACGGGACCACATATAGCTTTAAGGAAAACCCAAAGATCCAAGCGATTGATTCAATCCTAGGTGAAATTGGCGACGAGAAGGTTATCATCTGGTGTAGTTACAAGGCAAACTATGGGGATATTTCCAGATATCTATTGGATAATAAGATCTCATTTTGCATCGTAACAGGGGAGCATGACTCCAAAGAGAAGACCGAAGCGATTGAGAAATTCCAAACGGATCCATTAATAAAAGTTATGGTTGCAAACCGTAAGGCCGCAGGAATCGGAGCAAACTTAACCGCCGCCGCATATTCCATTGTTTACTCCAGGAATTTTTCCCTAGAGGAAGAAATTCAGAGTCAAGGCAGGAACTACAGAAACGGCTCTCAGATCCATGAGAAAATTACAGAGATAAATCTTATTATGGAAGACTCCATAGAGGAAAGAGTATTGGAAGCCCTTCATAACAAACAGAAGATTAGCGATATTATTCTTGACTTTAATTAACAGTGATTGCTACATTGAAATCACAAACAGAAGGAAAAACAAATGAGTTGGGAACCTAAAGAAGTATCGGTCCAAGAAATCAATCAAGAAGTAGCGTTACTGGTTGAGCTTGATACAGACTATGAAGCCAAGAAGAGAATTTACAGAGAAGCAGACGAGAAGTATGAAGCTCAGAGAATGAAGTTATTAAATATTTTAACCGAAGCGGGCATTACAAAATACCATGCTGAAGACTACGGTACAATTAGTCTTGCCTTAAAACGTCAAGCAAGTGTGCCTAAAAATCCTTCCGACAAAAAGCTTATGCTTGAATATTTTGAGTCACTAGGACCAGAATTGTACAATGCCTATGTCAGCATTAATAGCATGACATTAAATTCATACATTAAAGAGCAATCAGAATTGGATCCAGAATTTAAAATACCAGGTGTAGCAGAAATAAAAGAAACGCCGGAACTCAGATTCCGCAAAGGGAAGTAGTTATGACTAAAGAGATTGCTAAAAAAGAAAGTACAGAACTTTCAATCGAAAATGATGTTGGCCATTGGGGAGTAAACGAGTCTAGCTCTGCTGATATCGTTATTCCAAAGGTTCAACTAATGCAGGGTATGAGTCAGGCAGTTACCGCCGGACGAAATAAGCTTGGGGATATGGTTGATTCCGTATCTGGCGAGCTCCTTGGAAACGTTGAGAAACCGCTTGTGTGTGTCCCTTTCCATTTGGAAAAATTCTTCATTGTTCAAAAGCACAATGGAAAGAAGTTTCTTTATGAGAGAATTGAGAAGATCACTCCTCAGAATGAAGCCTCGCCGTGGGACTTCCAGGAAAATGGTGCCAAGATGAAGCGGGTTTACACTCGTAGATTCTATGTTTTGGTTGAAGGAAATGTCCTTCCTTATACCATTGACTTCGCCTCTACTTCTGCTAAAGCGGGTAAAGAGTTAGTCACTGAAATGTTCGTTAAAAATGCCATGTTAAAATTACCTCCCGCTGCTACAAAGATTGCCATTGGTGTAAAGATTGAGACAAACGATGACGGGACTTACTGTGTTAAAACAGTTAAGGCCGTAGGAAAATCAACCAATGAAGAAATTAAACAGGCGTTTGACTGGTACAAAACAGTTTCTAAGTCTGCTGTGCTAGATGCGGAAGGATTCTAAAATGAAAAATGTTAAAAAAGTAAAAGTTGAGAAGAAAGTTAAGAACAATTCGACAATTTACATTAGAAGTATTGCGGCGGAAACGAAGAATAAATTTTACGATATCGCCAAGAAAAATAATTTGTTGCCTAGAGAATTGTTTGAAAAATTAGTTAGCGAAGGATTATAAATGTCTTCTTTTGTTTTTGATATTGAAGCCAACGGTCTACTGGATACTGTAACAAACGTCTGGTCTATTGTTTTAAAAGATATCATAACAAAAGAAGTTTTTAGTTATGATGTGTCCAATTTGAATGAGGGTATCAACAAGATACAGGAAGCCGAAGTTTTGATTGGACACAACATAATTTGCTACGATGTTCCGGTCCTGGAGAAGCTATTTGGAATTAAGATCCATGCAAAATTAATGGATACTCTCCTAATTTCCCGCATGGTATGGCCAGAAATTGGTATGTCGGCGGACGCTAAAAAGAAATACAACATTCCAGGAAATCTTTTTGGAAGTTACTCTCTTGAGGCGTTTGGTTACAGGCTAAATCTTGCCAAGGGAAGTCACGTTGAATGGGATAAATGGTCCCCAGAAATGCAGAAATATTGCATCCAAGATGTAGAAGTCACGTTTAAGCTATGGCAAACGATTGGCGACAAACTTCCGCCAATCAAGGCCTTGTATATTGAGACTGAATTTCAGAAATTTATCCACTTACAAGAGCAAGCAGGGGTTTACTTCAACGTTGAGAAGGCGTTGTCGCTACAGAAACCACTCATAGAGAGAATTGCAGCAATCACTAAAGAGCTTCAGACTATAATACCTCCCAAAATAATTAAACTACCAAGATCCACTAAGAAAATAGACTTTAATCCTGCAAGCAGATCCCAGATTATTGCCTACCTGTGCGAACGGTATGACTGGAAACCGACACAATTCACTGAAAAAGGTAATGCTCAGTTATCCGAAGACGTTTTGGAAGCCTTGCCCTACCCAGAAGCCAAGCTTTTTTCAGAGTTTTTCAAGACTCAGAAGCTAGTGGGCATGATATCGGAAGGTGATAATTCATGGCTAAATTATGTTAAGAACGGCAAGCTTCATGGAAGGGTCATAACCCTAGGTGCGGTTACTGCCAGGTGTACTCACGCCTCTCCTAACCTTGCTCAGATCCCCTCTCCCAGGTCTTTCATGGGGAAGGAAGTGAGGGAATTGTTCTATGCTCCCGCCGGATATACAATGGTAGGGACCGATGCTAGTGGTCTAGAGCTCAGGTGTTTTGCCCATTACCTCCACCAATATGACAACGGGACATACTCGGACGAAGTGATTCACGGAGATGTGCATACTAGAAACATGTACGCCGCCGGATTAACCAATAGAGATGACGCTAAAACATTCATCTATGCTTTACTCTACGGCGCAGGAGATGAGAAGCTAGGTGCGATTAAGATCTCAGGAACTCCTGAACAGTTAAAGGCCGAAGGTAGGAAAATGCGTTACTCGTTTATGGACAAGGTGCCCGCCTACAGACATTTGACCGTGAAGATACAGGATAAATTGACCGCCAATAACAACCAAATTACGGGCATTGATGGAAGGATCCTCAACGTAAGGCATAGGCATGCGGCCCTAAACACCTTGCTCCAAAATGCCGGTGCGGTTGCCATGAAACTAGCGGCTGTTAAGTTTAGAGACAACATGGACACCGCAGGAATCCCTTTTACCCCATGCTTAAATGTCCACGATGAATTTGAAGTTTACGTTAAAGATGAATACGCCGAACAAACCAAAATAATAGCGGTTAAATCTATTGAAGAGGCAGGAGATGACCTTGGATTTAAGTGCAAACTTACCGGACAATCACGTTCCGGTAAAACCTGGTACGATGTACACTAGGATTACAAATGAATATTTCCAATTTACTAGCTTCACCTACTCAGAAAGAAATTGACTACGTTAATTCTTTTTCTATGACATTCTTAAAAGATCTTGAGCGTAACCCAATGGGGGCCAAAGAGACTTTTAATAAAGTTATTCGCCCATACATGGAAGCTCAACTAAGAACTATTAATATGCTAGATGACCAGATCGAAGGGACCATTGAACAAAATGCTTTACTCTTAAGATCTAACGCTGTTTTAATAGACCAACTAAAAAAGAACGGCGTTGATATGCCAAATTTTGAACAGGTCCAGAGAGATGTTAGAGAAGAATTTCAAAAAGAAAGTGATCTCGGCATTAAAAGATATTGATAATCTCTACTATTTCGTCAAGGAAGCGGCGGCAATCCGTGGGATACCCGACCTTATCATTTGTTATAAAGGACGCTTTATAGCATGGGAACTAAAACGCTCGGAGAAGGTAGCGTCAACTTGGCGAGATGGTCACGAACTACAGAAATATAATATCAAAAAGATATGTGATTCCGGCGGGTTAGCTAAGATTGTTTATCCAGAAAACTTCAAAGAATCCTTAGAGGAGCTACTAAATCTCTGATACCATATCCATGGAGGGTATTTTATCATGAAGATTCTAGAGCTCCCAGTAAACCATAACCACCTACAGGCCAGAGTTGACGGCTTTGTAGATTGGCTTTACCAGTTAGACGGCGATCAAATGGATTCGCTTCTGTGTGATATCGAACAATACCTTTATGATTTTTCCGCCAATAGGGAAAACAATGATGAAGATCCTACCATGATAACCCAGGCGGCAATTAAAGTTTCAGAGTCTCGTTGGTGGCTATCTCAATCCTAGGACATAAAATATTCCAGGCCTCTTTGTACTTATCATATCTACACCCATCGTCCCATGGATGTAGATGCAAGTGAGTAGCGGCTTCCCTGAAGGGGATAATGTACCAAATGTTTTCATTGGGGATATGGATAACAATGTAATCAACTTGTCCGGCGGTGTACTTCTCTTTCTTCTTGGATCCATGCAGGAGGGAAATTGAATAGCTAGTTTTACTTTTAAAGTTAGTTGATTTAATTTGAATTTTTAATAAGTGTTTCCCATTGTCAACCAGGCAATCATACTTCTCAACAAACATTGGCTTAGAGATACTAAAGCCTTTTTTAATTGCTCTAGACATAAACTCAATTTCTGAAATATTTCCCTGTGCTTGTGTCATACAAGTATTGTCTTACTTGGATTTTAGTCTTTCAATGATTAACTTGATCTTTTTCGCTAGTAAAACGTCATTATTTGCCTGTGCTTGGTACAGGGTATTTTGCAATCTTTCGAGCGATTCTTTCCTTAAGCGCTCTTTATTTGGCTTATGATCGGTCACTATTTAATTCCAGGGATCTTCTTTAGTCCAAAACCAAGTTGATAGAACCATGTTAAGTCTTCAAAGAAGACTGTTCTTTTTTCAAACTTTAAGCACACGATAAATTTCTTCACGCATAACTCATACTGATATGACGGCTTTATTTTATCATCAGAAGGATCTACTCTTAGAGGGAAGAAAGCGTCTTCAGGATTTAAGGCTATGTCTGGAGCCTTGGCCATAGGATTATTTGCTTGAATTACGCTCTCTGACAACGAGCTCTGCAAGACCGATTGCTTCGAGGCGCAGCCGATCAAGTTTAAGATCAGAACGATTATCAAGCCCTTTGTTAAGTTCATCTTGATATTCTCCTTGTATCTTAATATATTTCTTTAGAAACTTATCCCTTCTCTCGCCTTGAAATACTTCTAAACCAAGTTTAACAAGAGAAAGGATAAGTGTTATTTCCATTATGCGGCTTTAATTGCTTTAATAATTTCAAAAACCTTAGAGGCAATCATGATAGCTTCTGGAGACTCAAGATCACTGATCTCTTCGCCAATTTCTCCAATGCCTTCTACTGCGTCTAGAAATACCTGGTAATTTTTAACTAGGTCTAAAAGCTTTCCAAGATCTGAAGCATCTAACCCATCTTTAAGAGCTTCTTTAACAGGGATAGCAGCAGACTTAATAGCTTCTAAAACTTCGATAATATTCTTAATGTCTTTCATGTTTTCCTCACTTGAATATGGAGATGATTACCATTTCCATTATTATGTTTTAATATTAAATTCGGCTCACCAGTCTTTAAGGAAATAGCGGCTTCATTTGTATATATCCTTTCAAATTTTTCCTCAAAAGTCTTCAGGAAATCTTCAGGGATTCCATGAGTCCTAACATCTACGGCCCTACCTTCTCTGTGAGAGGAGGATATTCTCTTAAGTTTCTTGTCTTCTTGTACTTCGGAAAGTATGTCTGTAATTAGAAACTCATATCCTTCGGCGTTAAAATAAGAGGCCATATCTAGAACTATGAAGGCCAGGTTAGATTTTATTTTTTGAAACTCAGTTTTTTCTTTTTCAGATTTAAACTTAATAATACTCATCTATGTCCTACCATTTCCATTATCTTATCAAGCTTCTCGTCCGTTCGATCAAACCTTCCATTGATGTGTTGGAAATCTGCGTTTCTAACGGCCATAATTTTACTCTCAATTACTTGGCCTTCTGCTTGGGCAATGGCCTTAATACCATAATATGAACTTATGGTAAGAGTCACAATAAAACCAATTACCTGAGTGATAGCTTTAAGAGTAGGGAAAATAAACTGAAGTAATTGTTTCATCTTATACCGCCGTTGGCTTAGGGTATTTAGCTTTAACCGCTTCAATCAATGTATCAAGAGCTAGTTGTTGTGAGTTATCTCCTTGACGAGCCTTGAAAGCAGCGTCCGCTTGATCCCCTAAACTTGGATACTCTGAAGCTCTGAGCGAGTGACATTTAGCTAACAGATAATCAAAGTCTTGTTCTAGGTCGATGTACTCAACTATGAATCCTTCAGGGTACTTGCTTGCGGAAACGTTGCCGGCAAGCCATTGGATAAGCTCATACTCATTGCCTTGAGTTTGGTCGATGATTTGATCTTCAAATTTAACTAATAGTTTTTTCATTACAAAGTCTCTCCAGTACAAATAATCATAGCAGGAGAAGCAATAAGGCCCCCGCCTGGTCCGTTTGCTGTTAATTCAAAATTCATGCTTGTCTGACTAATGCCTCCCACTCTACATGGAGTATCACTGGTAGATCCCAAGCTTCCATTATAAGAACAAACACAATAAGGATTTGATTTCCAAAACGATGATGTGAAGTTTAATAAATATCTACCTACTGCCACGGTAGATATAGAAGCTCCGCATCCTCCCATTTGACTAGAGATAGAAGCAGGAGCAGCAGATACTCCACAAACTGTTGGAGTAATAGTATTTTTAACGGCTACGACTCCAGTAAAACTTCCTACTATGTTCCGAGTTGCTTGAAAGTCAACGCCTTGCTTGTCACAATTTAATGTAAAAGGCTGATTCGATGCCGCTCCTCCTGATAATGTTAGAACGCTAACAGACGTAGATGACGCTGAAAAAACACTTGCAGACTGGCTGACTCCTGAAACATTTGCCGCCATTGTCGCTGAGCAGTTTGGAGTAACAGTAAAGATACCAGTCTTAAAAGTACAAGTAGCTACTCCTGCCGTCGCATTGGTACAGTCACCAGTAATCCAATCAGTATTTTCATCACTCACAACGTCTGTTGCAGATACTTTTGAATTTAGCCCATCCACACAATCCGCACCACAAGGAGCAGAATAAGAAGCTACTTGGGTAGCTTGGTATGCAATTCTAGCTGCCATTGCTGCTGCATAATCCGTTGCTTGTTTTTGACAAACTAAATTCCAAATAGAACTCTGAGCACCGTTTGAAGTGTTTCTTAAAAAAGCACTTAAGGCCGTTGCTGAAGTAATGTTTAACATTGAAGTATTTGGAGATCCTACTGCACCTTCTGGGGTTGCTGTGCAGTTTGCAATCTGAGTAAAAACTCCTGTATTAAGTGTACAGTTATAAGTACCTGTAGCAGGGTTTGAACAGTTACCAGAAATCCAATCTAAATTCTCTCCACTAACTACTCCAACAGCCGATACCTTAGCACTAAAGTTAGTTTCGCAGCCTATAGTAGGACAAGTAGTATCAAAAGAATTTATCGCCTGAAGATCAACAGCACCCACGAAAGCATCGTCTATGTAAACGTCCCCAGTCACAACGGAAGGAGAACTTGTAATTTCTACGCCATTATAAAATTCACCCAAGATACTAGGCACCTTATATAAATTCCACTTGCCGTCTGCGTTTACATTAACGCAATTTGTGGTTACGGCGAAACCTTTTCTTTGACATACCTTAATTCCAGATACGGTTGTTTTAACTCGTACAGACACTAAGCCTTGTACTCCATCTTTGAACGCTTGGTTCCCCGTAGGAGACACGTTAAAAACATTTAGAGAAGACGCTGTCATTGTCATTTTCAAAGCGTTAAGACCGCTAAATACTTTTGTGTTATCAATGTTTACGTCTACTTTACTTGAAGATCCTGAGCCAATAACCCAAGACGTATCATAAACGCTATGTTCAAAATTTGGGTTTTCGAGAATGTTATTGTTTCCAGTTTCAATCAATGCAGACGAACTAGAAATTTTTGTAGCCTGGCCATTCGGTGTGCGGATAAAAGCACCAATAGATTTGTCGGCCTGGTTGAGTCCTCTTAAGATTGCAGGAGCATCACCTTGACCGAAGGACGCTTCGATCAACAGGGAAAACCCGACAACAGCTAATACTAGTTTTAATATATTAATCATAAACCTTCCTTATACGAACCAAATAACTGTAACATCTCCAGCTTCACCAGAATTTACCGCAATCGCCTTAAAACTTCCGGCGGGCATTTCTGAAGTGGATTGACCTACTCCCAAATAAAACCCACTTGTAGATGAAGGAGTATTGGCAGAAGGTACAAACCTAATAGGACCGCTTGCTTCAAGAGAGTTTTGGATTATCATTCTCTTGGCAGCAGTTGGAGCGGTGAAGGTTACTACAGGAGTATCAAAAACACTTTGAGTGCTGAAGTTTGAAAATTCCGGACTAAGATCTAGTTCAATTGCATCTAGCTTTGTATTCGTGCTTCCGATTGCCGTAATGATTGAATCAAGTTTAGCATCTGTAGCGGCTCCCGAAGGAAGAGGCAAAGACGCTGCACTTACCGGTTGAGTAGCCTGGAAAAATGTTCCGCTTACTGGTTGTGTTGCTTGCCAGAATGTTCCTGATACGGCCTGAGTAGCTGGAAAGTTAGATACTGATACTGACCCTGATACAGGTTGAGTAGCTGGAAAGTTAGATACTGAAACAGATCCGGTAACATCGGCAGTTAAAGCTCCTGAAGGATTAACTTTAACCGGAACATATCCACCGCCGCCACCAGTAGTTTTACCAATGATGACACTCTTTCCTAGCTCTGCGAACATTTGTCCCGTTGCAGTCTGGTCAAGAGTATATAGGGATTGTTTTACGGCATTAGTTTTAAAGATTGTTTGTAATAGGAAAGATCCTTGGGCTACTGGACCGTTGGTATATTGTATGCGGGCAAACTGCCATTCGCAGTTAAAAATATAACCTACTCCAGTCCCACCATTATAAGTTGTTTGGTGAGAATGGACCCACGTTGTACCGTTCCCAGAGAATTGTACTTTTAATCCGTCCGTAGCAGAGGCCACATCGGATACTACGTTTACATTTATAGCAGCGTAATCCGTAATATTAAAAGCATCTCCTGTATAAACAGCATTTGCCCCTAGTGGTGTACCAGTAGAATTTCCAGAATCAAGATTTGCGTTAGGTATAATCTTAGAGTCTATGCTTGAAAGAGACACCAAGGCTTCATCGTCTTGTACCGACAAGGCAATAGAAGAAGATGGAAGAGTTACTGTGCCAATTAGATTTCCGCTACCGTCACCAAGAGCAACACTGTCTTCTGTATCTTCTAGATTTACATCAATCTGAGAAGCAGTAATGCTAATATCGCCTGAGAAATCAACCAATTTTACTGGTAATGGCTTGTTGTTTGCAGGGGTTACTGTGTCTTCAGTTACGTTTGTAGCCGTTCCATCCAGGCTAAACTGAATCGGAGTATTTGTAATAGATGCAAGAGTTGTGCCATCTACAGATAACTTGTTTGCTACTGGACGTAAAATAGAGAAAGTATCTCCAGGGGATAGAGAAGCAGATAATACTGAAGATAGCTCAAAAAAGTTAGCGTCAACAATTTTGTCAACAAAAACTTCAAATTCATTAATTGTATTTGTAGAAGTTAAGATCCTGAAAATGTCGCCGATCTTGGCCCCATGAGCGGTTGCCTTGACTAGGTAATCATTGGATCCGGCTTCGACAATATCAGAAGCAGATACTTCGTAGACACCCATTGGGAAAACATCCAGGGCACGACGGTTAGATCCTACAGGTTGCCCTGTTATAAATGATTCGTTTCTTAAATCTTTATCTTGGGAGTTAGGCTTTTGTAGTTTGCCGTACGCAGTTCTCGTAGTGATGCCAGACATGATTTTCCTCCAGTCCTTAAGGCTTTCATAGGTACTTATATTTTGGAGGAAAATTTATGCTATGTAAACTAATCTAATCGACGATTTTCTCTTGTTTCCATAATAGCCCTTCATTATCCCTTCTACGCTGTTCCATCTTGGCCTTATGCCCAGGCTTCATTTCTTCTTTAAAATCGTCTAGGAACGTATAATGGAGCGCAGATTTTAAATACCATAGGTTGTTAAAGGGTAAAAGGCTAGTTGCTCTGTCTGCATCCTTGCTTCCGGCTTGTCCTGTCACAACATTTTTAGCAATATTGAAAGCATCTTGAGTTTTGGAAACTACTGGACCGGCAATAAAGTTTACCATGAATTTGTCGTCACCACTAAGTAGAGCATCCCCCATAACGGATCCTGCTCCCGATCTTGTTATTACTTTGGCTAGTGTCTTAGGGTTTGTCGGATCCGGAGGAGTCTCGTTATTGGCAATAGCTCTAAGTGATTCCGCCATGTATGCCATAGTAGTTAGACCTAGGAACATACCAGACATTTGATTAATCTTCGCTGATCTATTTGGATTGTTGTTGTAAACCCTTTGCATGATAGAGGCTTGCTTAACCGTAAAAGATTTAAACATAGTAAGTGTAGCCATTAACTCGCCAAGGTTTGTTCCTTTCTGTGTCCCCATTAAAAGATTTTTTCTTTCTCTTGCCCCTGGGTTTGGTGCTGCGTTGTTGGCAAATTCGTTGTAATAAGAGTCTAATCTTTTTTCTAAGTATGCTCGGTATTGTTGGGGAGTTTTAGGTTGAAATAAAGGATCTATTTTTTTATGGTTTGCTATTAACTCTTCGCATAGTTCTGGGCTAATTTCGTGAGTGCTAATTGTGTCTACTGCAAACTGGTCCCCTTCAATGTTCTTTCGCATTGCTTGAATTCCTTTCCAATCCGCTTCTTTTATCCCTGCTTTTAAAAGATTGTTTTTTGGGTCAAGCTCTAAATCGTTAAATCCTTTTGAAGACCATTCACCCAAATGAAGAGACAAGAGGGATGCGGCCCCTGCTCTTGTAGCCCTTGCTTGTTGGAGCATGGGATTTATTTTGTTATGTAAATTGTTTAGCTTGTTAATAAATCTAGATACTGGGTTTGTAGAACCTTGGATCCTTAAATAGTTCCCCATGTTTGTCTCTAAAGAAATTGCAAACTTCGCTGCTAATGCTCTTTGCTGTTCTGGCTTAATGTTTTTAAACATTGAGCCAATAGATTCTCCTACCGTTTTAAAATATCCTTGTCCGGTATAAGTCTGTAGTGCTGTCATAGCAAACGCCACATCGGTTATAGCTGAAATTGTAGTGGCACCAAGGGAGCCCATTCCGGTTAGAGCTCTCATGTTTGACATAACTTCTGAAGTTGTATTTTTGTTACCAATGTTTGAAGAGTTTGTGAGCTCTGCAAAATACTGATTAAAAGAAGATCCTGCATCTTTTATGCTTTTAATTTCTTTTTGAACTGAAATATATTTTGGATCCGAAGGTTTTAATCCCTTTATCTCTGCTTGTAATTCTCTAATATTTTTCTGAACCAAAGTAGCAAAAGCGTTTTGCCCGCCTGGTCCTAGTGTTTCAAAGATAGCTATGTCTCTTGCTGTTTTGGCCCCTTCCGAAGTGATTGATTCAATCAATGATTTATCTGAGAATGTTGAGAACATTTCAGATAAGCCCTCAGAAGTGTAGTAAATCTGCCTAGCCTTGGCGTACTTCTTAGGTATCTGCCCCTTGACTCTTTCTTTAGGAAGGTTGGTAAAGTCTACCGCTTGAGCATCGTCTGATCTATTAATGAATCCATCGTAGGCGTTTGCTAGATATTCTAGCTGATCTTCGGTAGCGGTCAGGTTGGGAAATGTTCGTTCGTGGTCCACGTTTTTAAATGTACTTCTAACCCAAGCATCCTTCCCCATCTCTTTCATTTTATCAATGTTGTAAAGATCTCGTTGGTTAAAGGCGTAGTCCTTGATAAAGTTTTCCATAATGCCGACGTTTAGCTTATCGTTATGGAGATAGCTGTTATACTTTTGGAAAGTCTCAGCTATTTTCTTTACCTGTGGATCTCCCTTTTTACCTCCTGAAGATATGTACAGAATAATTTCTTTATCCATTTCTCCTGAAGCAAGAATTTTAAATTCGCCGTCGGTTAAGGATTGGTCCAGGATTGTTTGATACTTTATGTTACGAGTGCTCTGTACTGATTCCAGTGTTAAACCGGAGTCTGGAGTTTGATAGTTGGAAGCTCTAAGTAGGGACTTCATTCCCTCCACTCTTGTAGGAGATGCCTTAATTCGTTTTTGGTTTGTGAGGCTTTTACCTAGCTGGATTGTTTTATAATAAGAGTTTACCAAGTTGGATTCGCCTGTATCCTTAACGTATTGATCTAGTGATTTTCTAAATCCTTCAATGGTCCTTGCTCTTTCGTTTATCCCTTTAATATCTGATATCATTTCATTTAAACCTTCACGGTTTTTTTCAGCTAAAGATTGGAATTTGGTATTAACAAGTAATGAGCATTTAGACATTAATCGGCTCCCATAATCATACATTCTGCGAACTCTTTTGCAGCATCCAAAAGTTCGTTGTTGGTTTTAGCGTCTTCTTTAATTTGGTTAAGAAGATTTATATCATCCGGATCCGTAATCAATCCCTGTGACTCCATAGTGGTTAGGGTATTGATAGAGTCTTCGGCTGCTCTTGCTCTTTCTTCTATTGGAAAGTCGTTCTTTGATTCAAATTTATCGAACTCGTTTTGTAAAGCATTGTCGTGGTCAAACAAATTTTCTTGTACGTTTTTCTTGGTTATGTCAATTTTGGCCTGGTCAAGTTTTGGAGTAGAGTTAACGTCCGCATCGAACTTGTTTGACTCAACCATTTTAGGCTGTGACTCTTTGAAAACAAATAGGGAGTTGTGTCCCTTCGCAGAGTCTTCAAACTTTAAGCCTTCTACGCCTGATTCTTTAATAGATGCCATGAAGAAATCAAAATCAGAATCATCTAAAAGACCTTCATCAATCGCATTTCTGATATATGTTTGAGCGTCTTTAATAGAATCTACCTGGGATATTATGTCTCTTACTTCGGTAGGAAGGTTGAGCGAATCAAGGAGCTCTCTGTTTGGAAGATCTGCATCGACTAAATTTAATTCATTTATATTAAACTCATGGACGTTTGACTGCGCCTCTTCCATTGAGTGAACTGCTGCATTGTTGGCTATGTTTGGATTGTCGGTTAGGTATATTCCATCGCCTTGGTATTCGCCTATTACTCTAGTTCCGGTATCCATTGCCCCATGTTGAACAGGAGAGGCATACATAGGACGCTGCTTGATTGATGGTATGTCGGCTTGCTCGAAAGAATACTCTGACCGGACCGGGCCTTTGATTGCGTCTTTAGGCGGTTCTGCATAAAGCAATTCGTCGTATGATTCTTTAATGCTATCGACGTTTGGAATTTTTCCGTCGTGAAGTTGTCCAATAGATGCTTTTTGACCTAAGCCAAATGAGTTTGGAGATATCTTTCTTAGCTGATTAAATCCTGCCTTTATCCCATAAATTGCTGTAGGGGCGGCAAGTCCTCCTCCAACAATAGAAACAAACGCATCTTGTATAGTGTAGTCAATTTGAGCTTCCTGAGACTGAGCATACATGGCGGGCTCAAGAAGGGCGTTACCTAGTATCCCTTCGGTAGCTTCGGCTATGAATCCGCCCTTGGATAATACTTGCCCGGACGAAACAGCGGCTTGCCCAAATTTTCCGGCGGCTGCTACTTTCCCAAGAGCTCCAATCCCCATTCCTGCAAACGCTCCCACTCCAAATTCTACCGGATCTAGAGCATGGGCAACGAGGCCAGCACCAAGATTTACAGCTCCTTTGTAGAAGGATCCACCAGGACCGTCTGCAATTTTCTGCTGTAGAAGTTGTCGCTTTTTACCCTCTTCATTTAACTGAAAGGCTACGGCTTCATTTATAGGCTGAGAAAAAGGCTTCTCAACATTAGGGTATAGATTGTTTGCCTCTTCTACGGACAATACTTTAGAAGTGGTTTTTTTGAGTTGATCTAAGGATCCTTCAATCCCAAGAAAGTCTAGCCCTGATCTCGCTACTCCAGATACAAATGTATCCATCATGGCAAGATCATAGGCTGCATCGAATGTTCCTATCTGTGGTCCAGAATCTTCTGCAAATTCTTGCTGAATAGGGAGGGCCATTAAAAACCTCTTAGCGGCTTAGGTTGATAGTTTCTGGCTTTTTTGACGTTGGATTTTACCATATCGTTAAAAGAAACTTCTATAGGATTACCCGAAGCATCTGAGATGGAAACATATTTTCCATCTTTATTAAGCTTTGCCAGTCTTGCTCCGTTTTGCCCAGAGTTAGAAAGCCAAACCCCATTCTTTGCTAAATCTTTTTTGTATTGTTCTTCTGCGTCTACTCCCAGGATATCTGCTTGCTGCTTGTAGTTATCAGGGATCGAAAACTTCATATCTCTTAAGCTTAGATCAGACAATGACTCTGACATATAATCTTGGATCTGAGATTTGTTTTGAATGTGATCTCTTGTTAGGATGACTGAAGAGTTTCTAGAGTTGGCAGTAGAAAAATTGTTTGAGATAACTTTTTTAATTGCTTCTTCTTTTGCCTTTGAAGCGTCTACTCCGTTAACTCGCATGTTCTTGTACTCAAGCTCTAGTAAATTGTCCATGCCATTGTTAAGCCATAGTCTTTGGTTTGTAGGATCATTAACCGAGATTGTCTTTTTTAAATCCTGAATAACAGGATCATTAAAAACATCTGTGAGCTCTGATTTTGTTTTAGAAACCTTTGTGTAGGCTTCATCAATTTCTTTTTTCTTTGAGATGTTGGCGAAGCTTTGTTTTCTTGTATCGTCGCTATCTAGATACATAGCCATAGCATGATCGGGTGTAATGGATTTGTTTATAACCATTTCTGAAACAACATTTCCAAAATCATCTCCGTATCCATTTCTTAATGAGATAAAAGAATTGTTGGCCACTTCCGGATTTGGCGAAGAAATAATTGCACCATAGGTAGCAGACATATTTTTGTTTAGGATCTTAGGGTTTGTAACGCCGTCGATAACTTGTCTAGATTTAACTTTTGTGGCGTATTCTTTCATAGCCGAAGGGTTAGTTATGTCAGTGGCTTGCATGGAAAGGTTTAAAATACTCTTGTCATTTTCCGCTGCAAACGTAGCCCCATCTGTTAGCTTTTTATTAAGCATATCAGAAGCGGCTTTTTGATACATGTTAGCCATTTGTTGTCTGGCAGTTAGGTTAAAAATGTCCCCTTCTTTTCTAGGGATTTCAAAGGTTGCCATGTTTCTAAGTTGGTTTGCTGGGAGAGTTTTAACGTCTTGTAAAACCCTGTTATACTGTTTTGCTGAATTAAGATTGTCTAGTGCTAGTGCTTTTTCTTCTGGTTTAAGCATACCGACTTGTGATGATAGGCTATTAAAAACATCGTCCGGAACATTCATTCCCTGCATAAGTGCGTTTGATACGTCTGTGATATTAGTATTTAGAACTCGTTTGGATAGCTCCATTTCCTGTTCACCAAGTCTTGCGAATCTATCTTTGTAAGCCTGGATCTGTTTAGGATCTGTATATTCTAGGAGCCCTTTTCCGGCGGGATCTTTACCATTTAAAAATCTTAATCCTGCACCATACTGTTTAGAGTTTTCAATTCCCTCTAAAAAAGTGCCCGCATACTCTGATCCTATTTTTCTTTTTTTATCGGCGGCTTCGGCTTCGTTGTAGTAAAGACCTACGCCATCATTAATAGCATTAAGTGAGTTATTTAAAAAATCAGTAGCTAGTGCTGCGTCTGGTTTTTGTGCTAGGACTTGTCGGTTTTTGAAAACGTCCTCGTCAATTAAACTTGATTGATAAATAGATTTGTTTCTGTCTTCTTTGACCTGGGATTTAATTCCAATGTCTGTAGAGTAGGTAGAAAACCCTTCTTGCCACATTCTTTTTGCGTCTGAGTTTGGAGCGGAATCAACGTGTTCCTCGCCATAAGAATTTAGAAAGTTGTTCATTTCTGAAGCATACCCTGTAGGATCTCCAGTATATTTAGAGTCTAGCTCAGTTTCTTTTTCTGCAACCAATCTATTTAATTCGTTCTTTCTAGTGTTGATGTAAGAGCTAGTGTCTGCTTGCTTTCTTTTTTCCATTAAGTTACTGCCAATATTGGCAATGACTCCGCCTAGTTCTCCTAGGGCCTGATATGCCATTCCTGCTCTTGCGGTAGATGGACCTTGTGCCAGATCTACGGCATTTGTGTTAATGGATTGTGTTTTGAGCATTGGAATTTGTGGCATAATTATTTCCTAGTTATTTTTATTTTGCGCTGTAAGCCTTGGCTCCACCACTTAAAAGTGTGCCTACTGCTCCAAGTGTGCCAGCTTGAGAGTATTGAGATGATTCCTGCATAGAAACATCTGCACCTTTCATTAGTTGTCCGGCCCTGAAAGTTGTGTCTCTCTTCATCTCAGTTATTTTTTGGAAAATTTTGGCGTTTGTATCTTCTAATGCAAGTAGTGTAGCTCCGGTCCCTAGTGCGACTCCTCCGGAAGCATAGGCTCCCATTTGAGATGCCTTGAACTCTTCGCCTTGCATGGCTATATTTTTTTCTTCAATAACCATTCGGTCAAGCATTTCTTTGGCTTGAGCACGTTTAAATTTTGCTTGTTGTTTTGCAGCTTCGGCTTGCTGCTTGCCTTGTTGGTATTGAGAATAGGCTGAAACCCCTGCTCCTACTGCCAGTACGGCTACTTCCGCTCCCATTATTCACCTACCTTAACATACATAAAATGATCTAGACCTTTGTGGTATTTTTTCACGATACTCTCAAATTGAAAACCAATGGATTCGGCCCATTTTTTGTTTTCCTGGAGGACCGCTATCTGGATCCTGTGGGCGGGATAGTCAGTCAATAGCCAGTCTGTAAAACTCTTCATTGCTCTAACTGTAGACTTTGCATAATTATGCAGTCTTTTACTAGGTATTAGCCAGGCTTCCCAAACGCCTTCAGAAACAAAAGATAGACCGCAAACAAAGACTACATAGTTCCCATCCATAAAGCTCATCATAGGGCGAACTGTAGGGCTGTTCATGCAGTCTGATAAAGTTATCTTAACATCTAGTCCTACTTCTTGAGACTCAAAATATTTGATGTGCTCAGAAGTTGTTGGGATAGCCTCAAGCGTCATAAGTGTATCCCTTGGTGAGAAGCCAAAGAACTGTTAGCGGGTACGGAAGATCCTGCTTAATTATGGTTTGGGTATCGTTTGGAGAAGCATTAAGTGAAAGTTTAATTTCACCAGTTTTTAAAACCGCTGCTGTACCTGTGGTATCTAGTGGGTATTCGTTTGGAGATAATGACTGAGAATATTTTCCGCCTCTAGATCTGTCTAAAAATACAGAAATTTCATGGCCTCTTCTAGAAGATCCTTGGGCTACACCAAACTGTGCTCCCGCTTCAATCGGCATAGTCTTAATAGTTCCTGTGTACTTATAGCCTACCAGTAGAGGAGATTTTGCTACGGCTCCTGGGACTGTTATGTCGCCAAAAAGTGACGGTGTAAATTCTCCAAGGTATTCGCCCTGGTATGAAATAACACTCACATCTCTTGTACTTCCATACTGATTCCCGATGCTAACTGTATCAGAAGTGGCGGTAAATAGCTTGGCGTAGTCTAGATGGTTGCACCCATAACTTGCGGTTACAGTATCAAAACTGTCTGTCGTGTTCATGTTTGTTTGTCTTGTTCTCATCCACATTCTTTCTAATGAGAAAAAGCTGTTGGGCCTGTTTGTATAAAGATACAAAAAATCCCTATTGTTTTGTGAAGCAATAGGTATAGAGGCAATGCCTGATATCGTGGCAAAAGTAGACCCCATTGGGAAGGTGTGCTTGGACCATCCAAGAGTCTTTGTTGTCTTGTCCATAACTAAAGAAACCATGCTTGTTGTTCTATAAGAATATGTTCGGCAAAGACACCACAAAATACCTTCCGATTCCTGGAAAGCCATTTCGGATATACCATGAAGGTTAAATAACTTGTTCTGTGCAGAATCGGTAATAGACAAAAGGGACTTGTCGATAATTCCTTCTGATAAAGAAGTCAGGTCTGTAGCACTAGTATATTGTCTTAAGTCTTTTGGAAGTTCTAATAATCTTTTTCGGTCATAAGATACAAATAAAATAGAAGATCCTACTTTTACCGGATTGACCCTTGCGGATCCGTGAGATGAAAGAGGAGCGGCTTCAATGTTGGAGATACTTAAAACGCTGTCTGTTCCTCCAGAAATCGAATACTCGTTTCCGGTTGTCCCTACCAATAATGTTTGAGAAGGGTACATCCACTGAATTGAGTTTGCTACGGTTGCTGCAAGTGTGAAGTTAAATGGATCCGAATCTTTCAAGGGCCCAAAGTAGTTCATAGATGAAACATCGGCTGTAGCATCTTGGATAAATTTCTTACTCATTAAGTGATATATGTTACCAAGAAATGAAGCCCATAGCGTATCAGGAAACTTTATATTTCCACCAAAAAATAATCTTCCTTGAAAGAAACAAGAGTTTCTTGGGTAGCCATCTATCGCATTAAAGGCAGATATTTCCCAGTTTGTAGAAGCGGTAGTAGCACCAAAAGAAACAATAACCACTTGGGCATTTACTACGCTGTCGGAAACCTTGGATACTATTCTTGCTACTCCGCCTTGGGCGGCATGGGTTATCTTAACCATCATACCTATAACATCTCCTGTGAAGAAGTTTATAGGAGTACCTGTGGCATTTTCGGAAGTGATTGTAATGTTTCCTGTGACTGCGCTTGGCTTAAGCTTTATCCCTGCATCAATGTTTGTATCCTTGAAGGGAAATCTTATCGGATATTTTGCTGAAACATCTAGATCAAGGACTCCTGTGGTAGGAGATATTAATGTTGGGAATAAATAAGAGTCTATGATGAATGTCGTTGCCCCTGTTCGTTTCCCTACGATTGGGGCCATGACTCCTGTACCGTCGCAAATAACAAATAAATCACCATAAGAAGTAAAATTTAAATTATCTATTAGGTCAAACGAGGCTGTAACCGCTCCGGCGACAAGCGTAAAATCCGGATATTTATTCCAGATAGTTGTTGGCTTTGTAATGGTACAGTTTGTAAGTCCTCCACCATCAATCCTTGAAATTGCGAGTGAGCTCCCTGGAGAGGCAAAAACTATATAGCTAAATCCGTCCGCTGGATTAAACTTAAATATACGGTTGTTAAAATTTCTTGTTGTAATGTCTACTGATACATTGGTTGTGCCGGGACGAAAATAAGCTCCCCCTTGTTTCAGCGGGAGGAAGTTGGTCATATCGTCTACGCCTGAAAAATACTCTTCTAGGTCCGTTCTACCTTTAAGGTAGGGAGACAATTCACCAGAAGAGAACTTATTGTAAATCGAATTGTACTTCACTTAGTACCTCGATTTAATGAAAACATCGTCCGTTAATAAGTATGGAGGATTCTCTTGAGCATCGTACCCTCTAGCATCCCTAAGCTTAATTAAATACTCTTGGAGTAATGTTTGCTTAAGGGAGTTGGATTGAACCAAAACAAAAGCTAAATCCGCTGCTAGTTTTAATGAAAGTAGTTCTGCAAAAGTTGGAGGGAATAAAGCGGCAGTAGTTTCTTTTGCGATATATCTAATTTTTTGATCTGAGTAATTGGAGTAAAGCTTTCCGCCTTCTACTTGGAAAAAATCTTCTTCATATTGTCCGGCCCAGACTCTTAGGCAGTCTGCCGGAAGGGTGTATTCATAGCTAAACTCAAAAGCGGGTGTTGCTAGAGTGGGAACTAGTGTAGCTCTTTTAATGGCAAAATTCCAAGGATGTTCGCTTAGGAGTTCGTCACGTATCTTAGAGTATTGTTCATTTGCTAGTGCTCCCTGTCTTGTTGTCCCTGGAAGCGCAGAAAGAATCTCAACGCCAAGTTTTATAAGAGCAGAATTAACTATTCCTAGTTCGGTGGCCATTGATGCCTTCTTGTGAAAAAAAGGGGACCGAAGTCCCCTTTGTGATTAATCTAAAACGTAGTAGATCCAAGCTTGAATAACTAAACCGTTTGCTGCATCTGAAGCTTCAGTAAAGTTGATTTGAACTTGAAGATCTTCTGAGAATTGCTTCCCAAGTCCGTAAGAACCTAGTGGCATTTCAGCTTTTACTGCTTGTCCGCCCGCATCTGCTACTGCGATAAAAGCATCTGGATCCGCTGCTTCAATTGCTCCGGCTGCGAAACCAAGTTGCATAATCCCAGTTGTACCAAGAGAAGGAGAAGCTAGAACTGCTTCCAAAACTCTTGCACCTTTAGGGAGTAAAGCACTCATGTTAATTTTATCGCCAATTGCGATAATGTTTTGAGGACAAGCAAAAGAGTCGTATAGACAACGAACTTTACCAGAAAGTTCCCCTTTAGGAATCTTTTGAGAAGGAACGCTGTTTATTTTTGCAAAATTGCTACCGTTAAAAATGGCCATAAAAATCTCCTATAAATAAATTTTAAAACATTTTTCTGATAATAACTAGAGGGGATTTCTCCCCTCTAATGTTAATTATTCAGAACAAATAACTTCTACTACTTTTGACTCTTCCATACGTGTAGCACCTAACTGCAAGCTTGCGTAAACTTGAGTAGAGTAATGCTTAGTAGGGAGAACGTCAATTTTACCCATAATGTCTTGTGAAGTAGCCAAGATAATACCGTCCATCGCCCATGCGAAACAACGACGAGAATTAGCAGCTGTAATAGTTCCTGTACCGGCTCCAGTTACACCGTTTGATACAGTATAAGTTACGTTTGAAGCTGAACGTGGAAGACGTTCTGTTCTTACAAAGTTGAAACCCATGAACGTATTTACTTCGCCCATAACTAAAGCTTTTACTGAAGCATAGTCAGAGTTAGTTACTTCTGTTTGAGCAAGAAGTGACTGGATCTGGAAAGAAGTGATCGCCATGTGTTTAGGAATTTCTTCAGAAACATCATTGCCGTCAAATTTTTGCTTAACAGCTCTTAATGTTTTTACGTTAAGGTTTACACCTGAAGTAGTAGTACCATCGTGAGCAGCAATTTTTTGGCTTGCAGGAAGGGCAACGGCAGTAGCACCGTCTACACCAGAGTAAGCATTTCCAAGAGCAGCAGCAATAATCTCGTCATCTTTAGAACGACCAAGAGCCCATACAGCAGCTTGAACGTATTCAGATTCAGGAGAGATTAGAAGTTTAACTTTATCTTCTTTATCTACCAAGTCAGCATAGAAAAAATCTTTAAGAGTATTTCTACGACGAGAATGAGGAGTGTCAGAGTAAGTAGTATCAGAGTGACGGCCAACTTTTAATTGAGCATCTACTGAACCGATACGGTCATAAAACGCTGATTCAGCATTTTGTGATTCTGAACGAACTAAACCTTGAAGTTTAGAACCTTTTTGTTGAGACAAGTGAAGTACGTTGCTTGAGTATTGTTTAACAAAAGCTTCTGTAATTTGAATAGACATAGTTTCTCCTTAAGAGTTTTTAAAAAATAATATTTTGTTTTTGTGACTACCCTTGAAACAAGGATCACGGATATAACTTTGATCTGTCCAGCGGGGGGATTGAACCTAGTCCCATCATAGTTATACTACCATGATCGGACTAGGTAATTATCTTGTCAATTATTTTTTAGGAGTAATTGCCTCGAAAAGTTTAGTCATCTCGTTAATAGCGTCTTTATGGCTTGGGTGAGATTTATTGTAATAAGGGTGATTCTTGTTACCGTAAATTTCATTAATTGCCATTTGAGCTTCCGCCGGTGTTTTACCCATGCTAGAACGGTTATCCGCCTGGACGTACTTATCTTCGCCCATTTGTTCAGCAAGCTTAGAGAAGATCTTAATAAATTCCGGATTATTACCAATGCCCGATTCCGCTACAAATTTCTTAGAGTTTTCGTCGGCTATAGAGTTAAATAGTCCTGAAGCGGCTTGGAGCTTTCTATCGTATCCTTGACCCCATTCCTTTTGTAGACCTTTAACAGACTCTTCAAATGTCCGTTTAGTTTCGGCTTCATTTGTAGTCATAACTTTAGTTACATGGTCATTATAAAACCCAAACAGTTTTTCTGCTTGTCTTGGATGAATACCACTTTTAACGGCAAGATCTTTAAAGCTAGATAAGAACTCTGCGTCTGTTCCTTCTGGTGCCTTAAATTCGTATTTATCGACCGATTCAGGAACGCCTAGTTTTTGGTAGACTTTAGACCAGTCATCGTCTGTAGCAAATTTATCAGGAATAATTAGCTTATCTCTGCCAATCATTTTCTGGCCATGTACATAGCTTTTTGCAAGAGATGGAATGTCCATAATCGAAGTAATGGATGGATCCCCTTTAATGTCGTCGGGCAAACTATCTTTCCAGTTTTCAGGGAAAGTAATAGTTACGGGAGCGGCGGCGGGTGTTGCTTGTGTAGTGTCGGCGGGCGGTGTAATCTCAGCGGGAGTAGCGGCTGCTCCTCCAAGAAGTGATTCAGACATAATTTCTCCTAGTCTTTATATTGATTATCTTGCTCGATACCTTTATTGATACCGTCTAGCAATTGAATTGGATCAATTTTGAGAATAGACAAAATACGTAGAACGGTATTCCGTTCGCCTTCTTTTAGTGCTGTCTCGTAAGGATCTTTTGAGAATGTGCTGCCAATAATATAATGAGTTCTCATTAAATCATAAAGCACTTTTTTACCATCTTCAGACGAGAAGATAGCTTGATAGCAAGCTACCTGGTCTAGTTTCTTCTTTCTTAAATTAAACATTACTGTCCTTGAACCATTGGTCCCATTTTACTGACCATATCCGCTGAATGAGTTTCTTCCATTTGTTGTTGAGCAGCTTGAGCTTGTTGTGCTCTATTCTCTCTTAACTTTTTAACTTCTTTCTCATCTCTCATTAATTCATACGGCAACGACAATGTTGTTGCAATATATTTAAAAGCAGCGTCCGGATTAAAATTATCTGTAACCGTAGGATCCACTTGGAATAAAGGTGCAGCAATACTGAACATTCTATTCATAGATTCTAGTTCAGAAGTTTTCTGAGCTCTAGCAATCATTGAAGAATACTGAACCTCAAGATTTACTCCCGCTAATGATTCAGGAATTTCTGGAAGTTTGCCACGTTTTAACATGATATCAAATACTCGATCAATCAATGGTCTTAGTAATTCATTGTGCTGTCTACCCAAAATAGGGCCGAGAAGTCTGAGTTGTTCTTCTGTTCTCTGCATAACTTCTGTGGCAGTCATTTGTGGACCTTCACGAAGTTGGAGTTGATCTATGAAGAACGCCGAACGAATCCTTGTGCGAACGTCCTCCATGATCTGAAAACCGAAGTCAATCCTTGCTCCGGTTAAGAGTGGTTCAATTCTGTCGGCTGTGCCAGCACGATAATAATTAATTGCGCCTGGTGCGGTTCTGATTGGTCCCATGGCTCCGTCATCCGGTGCCATTAAAGGAGGATCCACGACTTTTTGAGCGGATCTAATCGTTACCTTCATCATTTGGTTAATCATCTTAGTATCTGAAAGACTCTTCATGGCAGGAGAACGGCCATATTTTTCACCGGAAATTTTAGTCCAGCGGGGAATCGCATAAGGGAAAGTGTCGTATCCTCTTTCTCTTAGAATAATTTTTTTATCTTTGAGCACGTAACAAGACTTGAAAGGCTTGTTTATTTTTTGTTCAAAGTATGGATTGTATTCTGTGTTTGCTAGAACCGCATGAATAACTTCATACTCTTTGTGCATATCCATGTTTTGAAGTGAAAACATAGGATCTTGTTGAAAGGCTTCATCGCCAAATTCATCTAGAAGATCTTTTAGTGGTTTTTTAAAACATCTAATAACTGTATCAACGGATCCTTTATAGTTTTCGTCGATATACATTTGATAAATAGGGTGTGACTGGAATCGGATAATGTCTTTATCATCTTCATCAATGAATAAAGCTCCGGTCCCAAAGCTTCCAATGTCTAAATAAACTTCATGTATTTCTGTTTGAAAGTTTGAGTTATTTAAAACTTGGTGCATCCGGCGGACACACTCTTGGAGCCATTTTCTTACTTCGTCGTTTTTATCCAATGCCGAAAGGCCAGTAGATAGACCAAAGAAAATATTAGTAGGATTGGTAAGCATACCATGTAGAGCAGATCCCAAAAGCTCATTAGAATGAATGGCCGTCGAATCAAAAATTTCATTGAATTTTTTCTCCCCTGGAGCTCTGTCAAATTGGTAGACGTTATCTTTGTTTGGAATAACAAATTCTGCGATTTCTCGCCAATGAGAATCCCAATTTACTCGGTTAGACTTAAGCTTTTCATAAAGCTTAATTATTCCTAGAGCCTTATCATTTTCCATTATACAGACCTAGTTTGAGTGATCCCTGGTGAAGATCTTCTTTGAAGTGCTTCAGATTTTCTAGCGTTAAAAATCTGCGCTAGTGCTTCTGTTTGCTTCGCTAAATCGCCTCTAACTTTATATTTAGGATTAAATAGTTCTTGACTTGCTGTGTTAAGTAGATTGTCTTCTTGCGCTGTGAATTTGCTGAAATCTTTGATATCCGAAGCAGTACCTTCAAGAATTTTTTTCTGTCTATCGTTTTCTTTTTGTTGCTTCTCCATATCAAGCCCTAACGGCTTAGTAAAGAAGTTACCCACCTTAATAATGTCATTAGCCATAATAAATTCCTGCGTCTAGATTAATACTCATACTCATTATAAGAATCATCCGCCCTAGTTGGCAAGTTCCTATTCTTTACTTCGTTCGTATCCCTTGAGTCCATCGAAGAATACCCAAAACTATCGGCGGCATGAGAGGCCCAGTTGTGGAGCGGGGAATCCTGCCAGATCTTATTTTTAGCGTCCCATTTTCTACTATAAGCTTCTAATGCCTCAAGTCCTCTACGAGTAAGCTTCTCATCAAAAACGCATCTAGGGAGAATTATTCTTGTCGCATTAATCCTGTCGGCCACTGAGTTTTTCTGCTGAACTTCGCCACGTATCCCAAGGCTATTTAGAGTTTCTAGCCTGGTTCTGCCTGTAGATAAATCCCTAACCTTAACATCGTGAGGGAAAACGTGCCTACCATAGTTATATGGCTTAGATTTAAGCATTTTAGCAAAATGCTCTAGTCCTTCTCCACTCATTTCATAGTAATCAATGTATCTGTACTCGGCTCCAAATTGCTGCCTAAACCAGACGGTTGTGGTGTCTGATACTCCAAGATCCCAAAAGGTATCCACGCATAACGCCGGATCATGCGGAACGGACATAACTTTCTTCTTGTCCCTGAGCTCTGAAATATGTTTGGCAAAATAAGCTCCAGTATTGGCCCCTGCAAAAGAGCACTCAAATTCCTGGGCATAGGCTTCATCACCAATTTCCGCTCTAATTTCATCTAGTTCGTGTTGTGGGATAAGCTTAGACTCGGAAGCCTTAAGCATAAAAGTAAACCAGTTTGGATTTTTCAAACCAAATTCGTACTTATCTTTGAAATCGTTTACGCCTTTAGGTGTTCCAATAAAAAAACAAGATCCCTGCCTATCTGCTAGGGCCGGACGAACAATTAGCGAAAAAACATCGGGAGAATAATCCTGATACTCGTCTAGTGCGATAGCGTCGAAGTACATCCCTCGAAGTGTGTCAGCACTCTCCGCTCCGAGTAATAGCATCACGCATTTGCCGTTACCATAAGGAGCGCTAAATGTTACCTTGAGCTCTGCCTCGTTTGCCACGAATCCTGGAAGTTTAGAAGCATAATCCTTAAGGTAAACCCATGCAATTCGCTTCGCTTGACCAAATGTAGGAGCAACGTAAGCGGCTTGAGGATTTTTCTGGGTACAATGAAGTAGTCTATCTAGTAGTTCGTTAATAACCGAAACAGTTTTACCGCCTCGTCGATGAACAACGACGACTCCGAACCGCTTTTTATAAGCAATAGTGTGAAATCTCCTCTGCCAAGATCGAGGGATATATCCGGTATCAATAGTTTCTGTTTTCACTTAAATCTTTGTTTTATCTTGTAGAGCTTTCTGTTTTTTATTCTTAGATTCTACTTCAGCTTTCCCATGCTTCCCGTGGGATATTTGAGGCTCAGGGATAATAGGATCTACTGGCTCACGATTGCCAAGTTCTACTGCTTTATCCAAATGTCTTTGAGGGAAGTGTCCAAATTGGCCGTTCTCTAATAGAACTCTTTCATGGATTTGTTTAGTCACTAATTACCTCTACTGTTAATGGTTCATCTCTAACAACGCCGGTTATAATATTAATAACCGTGGCACCGCCGGACCCTTGATCCTTTTTATTACCAAATCTATTGGGGCTGTCTTTCTCAGCACTCCATTTATATAGATCCATTGATTTAGATTTTGCGTCTAAGTCACCTTTGGATATTCCTCCGGCACTCATTTCTTCCGCCGCTTCAAGGATAGTATCTTGTATCATCTCTGCTCTGACAAGCCTTGCTCTAGCAAGCTCATCCCCGAATGAAGTGATCTTGGTTGCCCAGGAAAGCACTGTTCCGGCGGAAACGCCTGTACCTTTAATAGCTTTTTTAAGTGTGTCGCCCTCGCTTACCCGCTGGACAACGATATCTGCAATAGGCTTCGAGTAATTTAGTTTAGGTGGAACATAATTTGATATGCTCATGCCTTTTTGTACAAGGATCTTTGTTCCATCCAATATAACTTCCATCATATTTTCAGGATTAAGAGCATGTTCTTCGTGAAAGTCTTCTTGAATAGCTATGACTCTACCACTAAGGGAGTCAACCGCTTCGATGATTCTATAATGTTCGTTCCAGCGGTAGAAGATATCTTCCGATTTAACCGTTAATTCATTCATTTAGTTTCAAATGTTATTCTATGATTTCTACTGGAGGAGAAAATACTCCATCAACGTAAGTGTATCCAATTTCTACAAATTGGCTTCCAATGTGTACAAGTGTGGCGTAGGTAATATTTAATTCCTTCACTCCATCCCATACTATTACGTTGATAACTTCGTTGTCTTTAACCATTGCATATTTGTTCATATTTATTTCCTAGAAAGAAGTAATAATTACTACTATAGCGTCGGTTCCATCTCCACCGGCACCTGAAGCAAACCCATTCGCCGAAGCTGCTCCGCCCCCGCCTCCACTTCCACCGGCACCATTTCCGCCAGCACCCGAAGCTGAAGTAATGCTACTTCCTCCACCGGCACCAGATCCACCAATAGGGATAGATACAAATTTTGAATTGCTCAAAATAGCATTTGCCCCGTTACCGCCTCCGGCCGTCCCTGCTGCTGCTGCTGAAACACCAGACATATAACCAAGTGAAGTTGATCGTCCTCCACCGCCTCCGGCCGCTACTGTATTTGCCGCCGGTATCCCTGCTCCACTTGCTCCGCCCATTGTTTGAAATCCAATGACGTTTGTTCCACTTACTCCCGCCCCACCCGCTACTAATGCTCCTGAACCCGCCGTTTGAGCAACGGCACCAAATGATGTTGATCCGTTGGCCGTTCCGCCTGTTCCTCCGGCCGCTACTCCGCCGCCTTTCCCAGAGTTACAGAAAGATGTTTGGATATATGGAACGGTTCCAAAAGTTGTATTCCCAGAGTTTGCCCCGTCGTTTCCGTTTGTATCATCTGTTAAAACTGCTGCCCCTCCGGTTCCACCGGCCCCAAGTAGTACAGATTCAGTAGCCCCTAAATCAGAAGCCAAAAATCTTACATATATTAGACCGCCGCCACTACCACCACCACCACCGACCCGAATTGTTCCGGCCGCACCTCGTCTACCTGAACCACCACCCGAAGAAGCACCTCTCATGTAAACGTCAACGTATTTAGGGATTCCCGCTGGTTTTGTCCAGGTACCCGATGAAGTGAAAGTCTGAATATCAGTTATGTCTCCCTTGAGATCTACCGCAGTCTTAACCGCACCAGACGTAGGGTATGTAGTCGTTGAAGTAGATAGCCCTCCATTGTCTTTATTCGCTACGTTTTCAGGAGTAAATCCAAGAGCAGCTTGTTTGGTATCTGCGTATGTCTTAACCGCCCCAGAAGTAGGGTAAGTCGTAATAGATGTAGATAGAGCACCGTTATCTTTATTGGCAACGTTTTCAGGAGTAAATCCAATAGAAGCTTGCTTAGTGGCCAAGGCATCGAATACGGCGTTTTGAGAAGGCGCTACAGTAGTCACCCCATCAACAATAGCATCAGATACTTTAGCGTTAATGGCCGTCTGAGTAGCAGTAGATACTGGTAGAGTATCCATTGTAACTTTTTTGTTATCTCCTGCGGCGCTATCCACAATAGGGATAATGTCCGTAGAGATAGGCGTTGCTTTAGTAACTAATGCGCTAATTTTTGTATCTGCCATATAATCCTTATTCCAATATAATTTTACTACCAGATTCTAGTAATAAATAGCTTCCATTTTCCATTTTAAGGAAATTTGTAATAACCACTATTGCAGTAGTTTTCTTGAATTTAGACATTAATCTGCCTACAAGAACTATCACAATGCCTCAACAATACTTAAAAACCCTGAAGCCGAAGATTGAATAACTGCAATCTTGTCGCCAGGGTTTATGCCAAAGTATTCAACCATTCCTGCGGGGAGGAACAAAGAAGAACTAGAGGCCGTAGGGTTGGATCCAAACGCTACAAAACAGTCACTAGAGGCACACAATCGAACCAGGCCCGTCGTTTGACCGATAGCTGTTGATTGGGCACTAATAGCTCCAATGGCCACTGCCTGAGAGATTCCAGGAAAGATAGCGGGGATTCCTCTAGATTCATCATCTTCAGGAGTATGTATGCTTTTATTGTTCATTTAAGACCTCACTACCAATAAGACTATAGTCCTGCGGGGGTATTGTCTAGTTCTTTAGCAATATCAAGCTCTATCAGGCGGTAGGCTTTAAATTCAACGCTTGTGTACCTGCTTGCATCTATTCGGGTATATTCCATAAATAACTCCAGGGTAGGGAAAATAGAAGGGAAGATCTCAACGCTTCCTGAAGCAGGTGTACAGATAACTCGGTATTCAATCATAAACAATCCTTTTTAAAGTTCAGGGACCAGGTTAGCACTAGGAAAGCGGAATTGCAAGCATGTAAGTAATAAATACGCTCAGTAATCAAAGAGTCCGTAAACAAATTAAGTTGGACACAACTTTGGGGGTACGCCCTCGAATATACGAACTAAATAAAAACTATAGGATTTTAAGCTTTCTCAAGGCTACAAGATGCGCCTAGCCTATGATATTAAGCATACTTAAGCCATTCGGTTGTCAATCCTAAAGGTTCGGCAACGATTGGGCTTATGATTCACCTTATTCAATGTAAGATAGTCCGGCGGTTGATAGGTCAACGTGGCGAGTTAAAGCGTTGCTCAATAAGATTTATTGAATTTTATCTATTTATTACTGAATTACTGATTACCGATTTATTACCGATTCATTACCGATTATTTTATCAATCGGTATCCCGAATAACAGATCAATATCACTAACTTACAACGTTTTTTATTTTTTAATACCGATTTTTGCAAAAAATCGCCATACTTTTTTATAATAGAAATATAAGGTGATTTTATATATAAACCAAATTTATTGATAGAGTTTATATACTTCTCTTTTAATTAGTAATCGGTAATCAGTAACCAAAACAATATAACCCACTAAATTCTATCTATTATTTTCATTTTTCAAATTGGTATTTTTTGAGTAAACCCTACCAAATAATCGGTAATTTCACCAATCCCCGCCGGATTCCCCAACACCCCGCATCAACTAACACCTTGAATCAATTTAACACTATGTAACAATTTCAGACTAGCGTCATAATCTTCTTTTTAGTTTTGACAACGCACATTATCAGGTGTAAGATTCCACAACGCAACGATGCAAAACGCTTTTAAAAGGACAAACAATGAAGCTTTTTTTACTTGGTTTTTCGCTTTTTATCTCATTTCAGGCCCTAGCCTTTGACCGTTCTCAATTAGATGATGCAGCGTTTACAACCGCCGGATTGACTGATCTAGAGACTCAAACGGTAGATGAATCAACCAATTCTGAAATTATCGCCTTAACGGATTGCATGGCCGATTCAGACGAACTAAAAATCTCAGAAACATCATGCATCAATGAAGTTTACGGCGATATCTACAATTAATTTTATTTGGATTTAACGATTTTAACAATTTGACTCAATTTAGAGTCATTATAAAAGGACAAAACATGAAAACTATCTCAATTATCGCTTTATTAACATTTTCCCTTTCTTCATTTGGTAATGATTCGAGTGAAATTAAGCTCAATTCTTGCACTCAAAAAGCCTTAACCACCGCCGGACTATCGTTAAATCATGGCAAATTATCTAAAGACGTATTAAAAGAGATGAATCAATCAATTAAGCTATGCAAGGATTCAGTGAAAGACGCAGTTAAGGCCGAAAAACAAGTAGTACAAAAAGCTAAAATCATGGCCCAAATAGCTAAATTGACGGCAAAACTGAAATAATTGGTTTATTCATATATACTTTGACAACGCTTTAATATAGAATGTCATTATCCGGCGGGGATTTTCCCGCCGGACTTAAAAGGACAAAACAATGACTAACTCTGAAATCGTACAAAAAGCAATCTTAAGAATCAAGGCTTCAAAAAATACCGGCTCAAATGTTTTTTGCATTGTTATTGATAGCGCTATGACTTTAGAGCTTAAATCTGATTCCCTTAAAATATTGGTTAATAACACTGAAATATTAAATCTTAAAAATTCTAATGATTTAGAATTAAGCAATCAAATCAGAACGGCCCTTTATGATAAAAGAAACGAAGAAAAACAAATAGCTCTATCTATTTTATAAGCAACATATAGCATTATCCGGCGGGGATTTTCCCGCCGGACTTAAAAGGACAAAACAATGACAACCGAACAACGTGAAAAGATTATTGATAAAATTTTAGATGAAAACGACGATGAAACTCTCTTTAATTTATTAAAATTGGACCTTCAAGATATTTTGGTTAAATCACTAGAATCAAAAACAGACGATGAACTATTAGATATTATTCTCTAATAACAACAAAAAAGGACAAAACAATGACAACGCCTAAAAAGACAACAAAAAAAGCTAAATTCAAACAAGGTGAAACACTAGGGACCGTGGAGAAGGTTAAATCAAAACATGAACTAATTACTGATAAAATCATTGAATCATTAGAGTCTAACGTGATTCCATGGAAAAAACCATGGAACGCCTTAGATGCTCAAAATTTAGTGACTAGAAAAGAATATAGGGGAATCAATCGCCTTTTATTGGGTATGATTCCAACAAAATATCCTTTTTTTGCTACTTTTAACCAAATTAGAGATGCGGGCGGAACTGTTATTAAGGGCTCTAAATCCGTTCCGGTTTTCTTTTATTCACCTATTAAGAAGATATCTGAAGATTATAAAAATGAAGATGAATCAGAATTAAGCGTTAAATCTTTTTGGTTAATGAAACAATATGCCGTTTTTACCTTGGAACAAACTGAAGGGATTGATTTCAACCAATTTATTGACCCTGTTTTGGATTTTAAGCCTGTTTTTGCCGCTGAAAATTTGGTCAATGCTTTTTGTCAAAATCAACTACTAGGCATTAAGACGGCGCAAAATGCGGCCTATTCACCCTCTCAAGATTCTTTAATTATGCCGGAAAAAACCCAATTTCATTCGGTTGACGCTTATTATTCAACAATGTTTCATGAAATGATTCATTCTACCGGCCACGCAAAACGTCTTAAAAGAGAAGGATTCGACGGCTCTTATCATTCATTTGGTTCCAAGGGTTACGCCTTCGAAGAATTAGTGGCGGAACTAGGCGCATCAATGTTAGCGAGTTATTGCGGCGTTGATACTAGCCTTGAAAACGGCCAAAACGCTGCTTATATTAAGGGTTGGTTGAAAGTCTTTAAAGGGGACACAACAATGGCCTATAAAGCGGCCTCTAAAGCTCAAGCGGCGGTGGATTTTATCTTAAACGCCGCCGGATTCACGGCTTTCGGTGAAAATGAAGAACAAAATACTAAGGCGGTGTAAGATGATAAACATAAAATTGAACGGTTTACATTGTTATCTATTAAGCAATTTTTTAGAAGGTAATGCAGATTTTGAGTGTCCTATAATTGGTAATGATTTTGAGGATTTATTTGTTGAGCTTTATATTCAATGGTTGAGTCAAGATATTCATTTGCATGAAATGTTATTAAGAAACACTAAAAACCCTGTAAACCCAAGGGAATTAAAATGAAACAAAATAGAACATACAAAGAGGATTTAATTATTTTTGGGCCGGTCCATTGTACTTGGTGCGGTTCAAATGTTGACTTGATTCATGTAGAAGTGTCAAAAATCAGAGTGAATAAATCCCCTGAAATATTTGACACTGTAATATGTAAGGAATGTTTCAAAGATCTGCCGGACCACGACGGCCTAGACAAGGGTTACGAGGAAAACAATATTAACAACGATGAAAGGGAGTATTAAGATGAAACGTGAAACAATGATAAACGATTTAATTCAGTATATTTTAGAGAGTGAAAACGATGATTTTTTTGAGCAATTAGAAGATTTAGGCCTATCCGAAAATGAAATTCAGATATTAAATGACTGGAACAATGACGACTTTTTAACCCTAGGCCTAGTTGAGCCCCTCTTTTTAAAATTGGCTGATAGGCATATTTATGCGACGGCCATGGTCCTACTTTATAAATTCGAGTCAAAGGATATCAAATGAAAATTGCAGCATATATTAGAGTCTCAACCGATGAACAAAAAACAGACTCGCAACTAGAGGCAGTTAAAAATTTTTGTACTTTAAAGGGCTGGCCAACGCCGGCCCTTTTTATAGATCATGGTGAATCAGGCCGCAAAATCTCTAGGCCCCAATTTGATATCATGGTGAATCAGGTCAAGGCGGGGGAATTTGACACTGTTTTGGTTTACAAGTTTGACCGGATATCAAGATCAACAAAACACCTTATTGAGATAATGGAACTATTAAAGGCCCTAGGCGTTGATTTTGTCTCTATTACTGAATCAATTGACACAACTACACCCGCCGGAAAAATGATTTTCGGGATTTTTGCCGTACTAGCTGAATTTGAACGAGAAAATATCGTTGCTAGGGTTAAATCCGGAATCAAGGCGGCGCAGTCTAAGGGGATTCATTGCGGGCGGGCCCGCTTTAAGATAACTAATGAGATGATACTAGAGATAAAAACAGACAAGGCCGCCGGACTATCGTTGTCTAAAATAGGCCTAAAGCATGGCCTCAATAAGGCTACTATTTCAAGGCTACTGAATAAGGAAAACTAGGCCTATAAAATCCCCCTAAGTATCTGATAAAAAAGATATTCGGGGGGGTTTTCCATCAATAAATTTTGTTGATTTAAATAGATTTTATTCACGGGATTCTATAAATTTTGTTGTTTTTTATACCATATATTCGATTGGTCAACGGGGGCCCCAAGGATTTTAAAATCCTGGGGATTTCTTGAATTTTAATTTTGGATATTTCCGAATAGTGGATCCTTCTAAATTGGAAATTCTGCTCTTAATGTTAAAAAAGCGGCTCAAGTCCCTTCCGGCCCTGTTTGGAGTTACGGCATAGATCCCAACATCACGGCAATATCTGATATATTCCACGAAAAATTCTTTGCAATTCACTTCGTCTTCGTCCTCGTCTGTGAAAATCATTTCAGAATCAATAAATGAAACAAGTGAGTTTTGAGAAGTACGGTATTCGTCAACGGCTTTCTCAACCACTTCAGACTCAGTAAATCTTCCGTTGGCCACCAAATTTTGGTAGGCTTTTATGATTTTATTGAAAATCCCTGGTAGTTCTTGGGTTAACTTATCTTCAATTTTAACGTCGGCCGTTTTCTTGGTAAAAGTAGCGTCAAAGGGCACAATCAAAAGTCGTCGGGCAAATCCACCACTAAAGTCACTCATTTCAGGTAATTCGTTACATGCCATAATTAACTTGGTGCGGTTTGATTCTACCTGGATAGGTCTACCGTAGGGCTCACGGGCCAGATAACTTCCGCCGGACGATAGAATTTTGAAAAATGAACTATCACTTCTTCGGCTAGGTGTTTCCTCGGCCACGTTGAAAAGTTTACCTACCATCATTGAACGGTGATAATCCGATTCAAATTGAGTCATGAGAAGCGAAGAATACGAAGTATGTCCAACAAGCTTTTTCAAAACTGATAAGAATACTGATTTACCGTTGGATCCTTCACCACTAAGCACTAGGGCCTTATGATGGATGTAGGGCATACCTGATATAGAGTAGGCCATAAACTCCATTAAAACCGATTGTAGAGAGTGTCGTCCGACGGTCACTTCCTCCATGAATTTATCGAATCTAGGACACTCGGCCCCTGGACTATATTCATGGTTTAGAACGTGCTTAAAACCAAACTTTTTATCGTGACCCGAAAATTCCAGTGTAATCATATCCAAAACGCCGTTGGACAAATTGACCTTGTTTTCACTTTTTTCATCGAACCATGAATCCGTGACAACATTTGATCTCAAAATTAAATTTGTAAATTCTTGTACATGCGCTGAAGACGGTCTAGGAGAGAAGTTATTTTGTGCAAATTCTTCTAAGAATGACTTCTTGTACTCTTTCCAAACTGGTGTTTCATAGATCCAAACTTGCCGTGAAGTCGTCGAAACATACTGATATTTTTTCTCAAAATAGCGTCTAAGATCTTCATAATTAGGCTTAATTGGTTTAGGGTTGCCATTTTTATCTGGTCCTATGTCCCAAAATCCGGATCCGGCGGTTTTGATATAGCCTGGTCCCTTGAGAAGAATAGGTGACGTTATTTTCCCAAAATGCGGACAAGTTCTACACTTATCACTCAGCATGTCAATATTTTGGCATGTTCTAGGACCACTAGCTGAAATTGCTTGGGCCAATTTTGATTCGGTATTTGCATGGGTGTATTGTGGATGACCGCCGGACATTTTGTGTGCTAACATGCCGCCATTCTCTAAATAACCAACAATGGATAAAGCAGCATACCACTCAGGCTCAGAGACTTCGGCGGGAGATGTAAAATTCCAATCTAGAAATTTACATTCTTTAATGATGTATTCTGTGTCAGGTAGTGGGAACGCTCTGATCGAGCTAGAATCAATGGATTCTCCGGCTTCAGCAGTAGCTACTTCACCCAATATATTGGCAAAAGACTGCACAACGTAAGCAGAGCTTAGGATTGTACAATTAGTGTCATCGTAAGTTAGAGCGGTTTTCTTTAAACAACGGTTAATTGTTCCTGGTAGTCGCAAGGTTCCTGATTGTCTGAAAACTTGCTTATCAACTTTACCAGATAACTCAGCATTTTTTAGAGCGTTTTGAATAACGTCGCAGAAAATACCGTAGGACTTTTTGAGCTCACGCAATTCTTCTACGGATCCAATAACGTGGTCCACTTCAAACAATAAATGAAGGCCATGCCCACTAGATACTTGAATAAATTTATCTTCGGAAATATTAATAGCATGGGAAATAACGGCAATATGAGCATCTAGGTTTTCTTCGGTAATATCATCTATGTCTATAGGAATAAGTGTCTGTGATTTAAATTGTCGTGGGGCCTCAAAACAATTAGCAGTCGTGTAGTGCAAATTATAATGTTCTTCAGAAGGTATTTTTTCCAAAACTTTATTTAAGTTTTGAATCATTGTACCGACGTTATCATATTCAGTAGTAAGCATTAACTTTTGCGAAACATCCCAAATTTTATCTTGGTTGTTGTAGTAATCTCTATAACCGATAATTTGAATCATTTATTTACCCTTGTCCTTTTTTGTGAGAACCCTAGGTTAAATAAAGCTTGCAATCCTTGTCAAGCTAACTTAGAATTTATTCGTGGTTGTCATTGGCCACTCCTTTCCGCCGGATTAATTTAACTTGTCCTTTTATTAGTCCGGCGGTTTTTTACACTCCCAAAAATAATTAGTTGACTCATTCAAAACATTGTTAGATGCTTGCTTCATTGATTTCACAAAAGGACAAAAGATGCGTTTAAAAAACTTTCGATTAGGTAGAATTGTTCGAGTTAAAAGAATAGATAAAGGCTTATCTATGCACAACTTAGGAATACTTTTAGGTTACAAGGGCGGGCAAGTTATCTATAACCTAGAGCATGGTGTAACTAATTTTCCATCTAAGAAAATTCTAAAACTAGCAGAAATACTAGAGATACCCACTTCTGGTTTAAAAATGGCAATGGTTGAAGACTATGCCAATTCCATCAATACTGAAATTTTCGGCGAATAATATAAAAACCAGTAAAGCGGCGTATGCCTGGTTACATTTCCATTGGAACTGTGTGTGTCTCTCTTGCTTTACGGAGAGAATTTTTAAAAGGAAACAATATGAATTTTGAGTTTATTATAATGTCCATGTACATATTATTAATGGTTGTCGCTGCGATAATAGTAGCGGCGCATACACCAATAGGAATGTAGTTATGAAAATTACCATAGAAATGCAAGGCGAAACGATTAGGAAAGCAGCTAGTTTACTTATGGAGCACTATAAAGATCCTGAATTTTTATTCAATCTTGGTGTTGTTCAGACCTTCAACCATACAAATGATTCAGGGTATGCCCTAGGGAAAAATATTTATAACAGTGATTTGGCCATTACAATTAAGCCCTACTCTACGTTTTCTCCCTGGTCCAATGTAATTGGGTATGCTCACGGGAATACAATTTTTGTCAATGTAAGGAAAATAGACTTGCCCTTAAAGGATAGAATACAAAATTTATTTCATGAGTCTATGCACTTGATTGGATATTCCCATAAAGGAAACAGAGTCAACGCCTACAATCTACAGACGGTGCCTTACAAAGCAGCGTTAATGTTTATCAGATACCTAGAATCAATTGGGAAGGTTTAATATGAGCAATGAACTAGTCGAACAATTCAAAAAAGCACTGGCCACCATGAGCTACTACAACGCCGCCGAAGGATCTTGCTACACCAACGAGATGGAAGGACGGATTGAGTGTCAGAAAACACTCAGAGTATTGGCAGCGAATTTAAAGATTAACGGAATCGACCCCGCCGGAATAGCTTCTGGTTGGCTTGTATCTTCTAGTGATTATTCACCTAGAATCGTAATAAGTCACGAAGAGGGAAGAATGATATGAAGTTTCCCGCCGGAATCGAGCCTTTAAATTGGCAAACAGTAGCGTTGCATAAATTCATTTCTTCCAGGTTATCCAATTTCTTTTTATTGGCGGAAGTCGGTACAGGTAAAACCTTTACGGCCATATCCATGCTTAGGCATATACAGGATAAGCACGACAACAAAATGAAAATTCTTATTTTATGTCCAGGTGTAGTCATTAACAATTGGAAAAATGAAATTAAGAAATTCAGCTTCCCGCAGGACTTTCCGAAAATCTATGCCCTTGATAACGCCAAGGTTAGACCAGGGAAAATGGAAACTATCTCCAATTTTAGAGAGGCTTGTGTTGTTATTACAAATTATGAGTCGCTTGATTCAAGAAAATTCTTTAGTTATGTAGAATCTTGGAGGCCTGATATTATCGTAGGAGATGAGCTCCATAGGATCAAGTCACCAAAAAGTAAAAGGGCCCTAGCGGCGACGAAGCTTGCAGAGTATTCGCTCTATAATATCGGCATGACTGGAACGGCGATTCTAAATACCCCGATGGATATTTTCATGCAGTATTTATTTTTGGATAAAGGGGAATCCTTCGGTAAGTCATTCTTTAATTTCCGGCGGCGTTACTTCTATGATGCTAACGAGTCGTGGAATAATAAGCAGAATCACTTCCCAGACTTCAGAGCAATCCCTGAAATGATGGATGATATGACCAGAAAAATGGAGCGTAATACCGTCAAGGCGTTAAAGTCAGAATGTTTGGACCTTCCGCCCTTCATTCAACAAACGATAAAACTTAAAATGG